ACAGTCCTGATAGGGTGCTTGCTGGTAAGTATGATCTGAGTGAGGTAAGAACGATACCCCTGACATCTCATCAAAGTGTTCGTAAACAAATGCCCCTACAGCCATCCACTCAGCATCACGTACAGAGATCGTCACGCTAGGCTTATGCTCACACCATGAGCGTTGATACGTCAGCCACATCTCTAGTTGCTCTATGGCTGTCATATCGTTCCTAGTGACTGCCCCTGCTGGTGACTTGATAGGGAAACTAAAGACTGTAGTTGTGTCGCCCTTCATCACACATGGTTCGTTAGGTACACCCTTATCAATCATAAACTTCGTCAGCGGGTCCTTGTTATCTCCACGCACAGTACGAACATAGTAAGGGCTATGACGAGCATGGATGCCACTAGCAGAATCAACAAGTTGGGAGACAGTACCACTTGGTTTAACGCAACTGATAGCAGTAGAAGCAGGGATGTTAAGGCGTTCAGCCCACTCAGCATTCGTAGATATTGCAACATTCTTTAACCTCTCTAGTGTTTTATCAAGACCAGAATTCTGACTGGTAGTTAGTTTGTTGTCCATGATGCCCGTTAGGGATACACCTAGTAATCTCTCCTCTTCTGTATTCTTCTGCCAAATCTTACGCAGGTAGGGAAACTTAGTATAAGTAGATTGAATAGTGCCTAGAATAGATGCTAGACGTACCTTCCGCTCTAAGTCCTCTATAGTGTCTGTGGCTCGTACTACAATCTCTGTCAAGTTACAGAACTGGTTTGGTCGCAAGATAATTTCGCTACAGGGATTAGTACCGAACTCATAGTTAGGATCTCTACGGCCATTCTTAGCTGCTTGTACCTTACTAGCCTGACGATTAAAGACACCACGTTCACCTGACTTGCTTTCCACTAGAGATTGCCACTCCCGCATGAATGTCTCCATGTCAGGCTTCTCTGTGTAACTCACACTATTGTTAGCTAATGCACGATGGGCTGCTGTTTCCCACCACTGTCCCGACTTAGCATGACGCAGCCTATCATCAGATAAGTTAGACAAGCTAATCATAGCACTACGACGAACACCACCAACTACGACAATCTGGCCGATAAAACACATAAGGTCATGGCACTCAATAGAAGATAGCTTACGATTCTGAGCAGCCTTGAAGGTAGTTACTGCAAAGTTAAACAACTCTACTAGGGGTGCAGGGCCAGATGCTCTACCACCAAAGGTCTTAAGCCTAGCACCAGCAGGGCGTACAGCAGACACATCCCACTTAGGTATCTCACCAGCCCAGAGAAGCGCAAGGATTTGACGAAAGGCTTTAGCCCACCCTTCCTTACTATCTTTAACTACAACCACTGTGTCGCTCTCAAACAGATCAGGAACCTCTGGTAACTTCTGGATGAACTGACGCTCTACTGAGAAGCCTACACCTGTACCACACAACAAGATAAACATAGCCTCATCAAATGCTTTAGGGTCATCTACTGGTAAGTAGCTACAGTTATACCCAGCAGTATTGTCACGGGCTAGTGCTGGACCAGCAGTCATCATAGCCCGCATAGAGGGCATAACTTCTAGGTTTAATATGGCATCCCGTAGTTGATTGACGTAGGAATCATTACCAGCTTTAGGGCGTACCACATTATCCATGTAGCGTTCTACTGTATCGCCCCAATCCTCACGGCCCTTACCGTCGATATACTTAGCGTAGCGAGACTTAGCAATAAAAGTCTGGTAGTCAGTTGGTAGGTAATTATTCATCTTCAGTCTTCCCTCTCGCTCTCATAGTCTTATCTTCTTTTAGCCAAACCATACGGTCAATATCTGATCTAGCTATACCAATGTCTAGTAGTTCTTTGTCGGTTAGCTGATTAAGTTGCTTGATTGCTATCCTGTGGGTTCGCCATGTCGCAAGATAATTCATATATCTCCAGAACCATGACATACCTGTGTGTCTTCTACTCATCGGTTGTCACCTGATCCCTGTAGTGTACCGTTCTTAACACGCTCGTTTAACTTTTCCATGTTCAACTCAATGATCTTAATCAAGCTTCCACCAAAGATGTTAGACAGAGCTACAGTGTAGAACAGTACGTCACCTAACTCTTTCAAGACTGCATCATCGTCAATCCTGTTGTCACGAAACAGCTTCTTAATCTTCTCCGATACCTCACCAGCTTCACCAGTTAAGCCTAGAGCATTCTCAATCAGTCGCTCCCGACCTTTAGTAATCATCTTGTCCTCCACAAACTGAGAATACATATCAATCATATCTTTCATATCTTTCGCTGTAAGCATTACATCAACCTTCCATAAAATTCTGTGTGTGCGTTTCTATCGTCTTTATCGAACAAGTACCAAGCGCAGTTGTCTTTACCTGTCATCTTGCTACCCTCAATCCATTTAACTCTACCTACACTTACGATCTTTGTACAATAAGTCATAAGTGCAGCAGACTGTTTAGTGTGCGCCCAATCAGCATCAAACAACAACCAAGTTGGGCATATTTCCGTCCAGTGATCTATGAAAGCATGTAAGAACTTTCTTTCCCACGGTGGGTTAGTAATACAGAGGTCAACAACTTCATATTGACCCCCAAAACTTATTTCCAGAGCATCCATCTGCTTGATGTCTGGGTGTCTAGGTTCTATGTCGCAAGCATATAAACACTCCCCTAGACCGTCTGTTAGTTCGTGTATATGACCTATCAATCTCCCGTCACCAGCACAAGGCTCTACAAAATCAAACTTCTCGTATGGTAGGTGGGCTATAAGAGGTTCGACAGCTTCTATCGGTGTGGGGTAATAGTCTCTTGGTACCCTCTCAAAATCACTACGCTTACCCATACATTTCCTTTAACCTCTTGAGTGATACAAACTCAGGCTCATAGATACCGTTGCTAATCTCACGTTTGATTACACAACCTTTCCACCAGTCTCTATTTGCCTGTCCAGCCCACGTTTCTTCTGAGCCTTTGTAGCAACCCGCAACCAAACCGATAATCCCATTAGGGTGTGCGCCATCTTTAAACTTAAGATCACGTTTATGGCTATGCCCACAAGTAGAACTGTGATTACGATTGGCGAGTAAGCTATTAGCGTGATGTAAACCAGACATAGCTGAACCAAAATTACCACTACTAAAGAAGTGAGCGTAAGAAACGCCATCATAGTCAGCGATAGCGGGGGCGCTATTAGTGTATTCGTGGTATTCGTCGAACCATTGGTCTGTTTGAAGATGGCTGAAGGAAATCCCGTACTTGTCTCCCTGTAGTCTTGGGTCGTGTGCGATAGCCTTTTTGATTCTATTCTCATGGTTCCCCTCAAAGCCAATCCAATATGGGCGTTTATACTTTCTATCACTAGGTTTCTTCCGTAGACGATCCATTGCTTCATTGTAGCAGTTGATGTCCTGTTCGTAGTTCTGACTTACGATAGCCTCTGGGTAACGTGTGTCAAAGGTGTTTAAAGAGCGCATGTCAGCACCATCACCTAAGTCAATTATATAGGTAGGGTTTACCTCATAGATTAATTCCCCTAGCCAGTCGAAACGCTCATTCCCTGTTGAGGGGTCTGAGTGAGCGCATGAGAATACTACTGCTGTCTTAGCTGTCATATCGGGTATCCATTTCAAATTCTATTAGTATGGGTTCGATTGATCTGTAGAAGTGCTTCTGAAACTCGTAGGCTGCATCAAAGGAGACAAACGGGATCTCTTCATCAAACATAACTTTACTTGGGTTTCTTTCTTGGGGATCTTCTACTCTACAGTTTAACCAGTAATTACCATCTTCGTCTTCATAGGGGCCATCAAGAACACGATGGACTTTAATCAGGATTGTGTTAGCCACTCGTCGGGTATCCTTTTATCTGCGTACAAGAACCCATGCTTATTGCACCAATCCCCATATGTACTCTTTGCACCTTTGTATAACTTAGACCTAGAGTTAGAAAAGACAAACCTTATGTCGAGAAAGGGATGTTGATCCTGTATGATTAAGTGCTTCTTACGATCAGCTTGAACAAACCTACCTTTAGATTCTATGATGATACCATTGGGCAGTTTAAAGTCAGGAGTGTAAGTCTTGTTCTCAAGAAGTTGCCATTGTACCTTTAGCTTCTCATACTCAAAGTTTACGCCTCTGTCTTTAAGATCCTTAGCTATGTCATCCTCTAAACCAGATCTGTAGCCATTCTTTATTGCGTGTCTTCTACGTTCACTGGTGGTTGCCATATCTCGCCCTCTGTACGTCTAAGCCATAGAAGCCTAGCATTCTCTATTACCCTATCTACATCACCATCATAGGCTTTAACGCAGGCTTCCCATAGGTCTTGTTCAGTCTTCGCCTCACTTAACATCTTAGTAGCTTTAACTGGACCTACACGATATAAACCAACTATGTTATCTGCCCTATCGCCTGTTAAGATTTGGTTGTAGAAGAACTGTAGTCCTGACCATTCATCTACTGTTTTCCACTCGTTCTTACCAAAGTTAAAGTGATGACAAGGTATCTGCAACATGTCTTTGTCTATTGAAGCAACGACAGTATCAGGTCCAAGTCTTGTTGCTTCTATTGCTATAAGGTCATCAGCTTCTTCTCCTTCGCTAGTTATAGCATTGTATTTAGTAGTTAGATGATCACGAATATGGTAAAGATGTACTGGCTTTTCTACTGATTTACGATTGCCTTTGTACTCATGTGACTTAGCTATTTCGTGTCGGAAGTTCCCCTTACCAGTTAGGTAGACTATGTAGTCATCTGGCTCAGGGAACAACACAGTTTGCTCAAGTATAAAGTCAACAAGCTCATCAGCTTTAGCTTCAGCATCCTTTGGAAACAAGTCCTGAGTAGCAAAGGCTGACCGATAAGCTACAATGTCACCATCAATTAGCACTTTGCCATAGTTCATTACAAGTCTCCAAACACCATCTTACCATCATCCTTCTCAAATGCTACAGCTTCAACATATGTAAATCCTGCTGACCTAGTAGCTTCAGCGAAGACGTATGCTAATGAATATAAGTCCTCTACCCCATAACGCTCAACACTTGTCTTACCATCAAACCCATCTTCTTCACTATCATTCTCAAAGGTGATTGTAACTTTCATTGTATCATCCCACCATAAACAGTTCGTCATCTTCTGTCGGGGCTGAGTTAGTCTCATAAGCTACATGCTCAGTTATCCCCACATTCAT